ACACTCTATAAATCTTTAGACACATGTGTCCGCTGTATATTTTTTGAAGTTGATTTAAATGTCCAAAGTGAAGATGATGACTATTTTGGAGATTTGAGAGATATTCTTGATAATTACGAGATGGTTAAACGTGCTCCAATCTATAAAAAATTTTATAGATTTATTATGTACGCTTTAAGTTTATCTCTATTTGATAATTTTGGTTTATCTTTCACCTCTCTTGGTTATCGAAAAATTGAATCAGATGCAATTAAACGTGAATATCATCTTGGTCCAGATTTGTTTCATTGTATGGCAGATACTATTCTTTTTCTTTGTGAACGAGGTCATCAGTGTGTAAAGACAGGTTCTTTGGATCCAATTTTTCACTCTGGTGATTCTTATGGTAAATGGTTTGACTCGTCGAGATTATTATTACGACAATATCAAAAAATCGGACGACCTGAAGAAATGGGTATCTCTCGACACGAATTCCGTTCAAATCTTGAGATGCTTATTGACAAAGGTCAAGCTATTTACACAAGAGCAAAGAAAGTTGGAGATTTTGAAGCTCGCCACGTTAATAAAATGCTTGGTGACCTTGAAATGATTCGATTTGACGAGAGAACTTTTGATATTACCGCATCAATGCGTAATCCGCCTTTCACTATCTTGCTCAATGGTGAATCAGGAATAGGAAAATCCAGTATAGTTGATAATCTATTTTATCTTTATTCTGGTATCAACAACTTACCTACTGAAAATATTAATAAATATGTTCGTAGAGGTACAGAAAAACATTGGAATAATTTTAAAAGTAGTGCTCACACTGTCATCTTTGATGATGTGGCATTTATGAATCCAAATTATGCTCCTAATGGTGATCCAACCGTTTTGGAGTTCCTCAATGTTATTAATCCTATCCCATTCACTCCTGATCAAGCTAGCTTGGAGGATAAGGGGAAAAATCCCTTTCTTGCAGAATTTGTTATAGCAACAACAAATACTAAGCATTTAAATACTGGAAAGTATTTTGCCCACCCAACTGCAATTAATAGGAGATTTCCTTTTGTCATAACTCCCAGTGTGCGTGAAGAATATCGAAAGAATGATTCACATGCTTTAGATAGTTCTAAGACTGAGGATGTTCCTGGTCGATTCCCAGACTTTTGGACATTCAAAATCGAGACTTGTGCTCCACAACTCACATCTAATAAATCACTTGGTACAGCTCCACAATTCATTGTATTACACGAAGCTTTATCTACAGATGATTTTATTAAGTGGTTTATCGGTGCACAGAAGAAGCATAAAGAGGATCTTCTCGTTATGAAAGAATCTTTGACGAATGTTAGGACCATTAAATATTGTTCAATATGTAAGCATCCAGATTACCTTTGTATTTGTAATCAAGAAGTGCAAGGAATTTGTGAAACACTTTTAACAAGTGTTATTGTTTCTCAATTTCTCGTTCTTATTATAAATGCTTATGCAAGTTTGTATTGGAAATTTTCTTTTTGGAGAAAAATTTCTGATTTTGCTGGTAGATTTCAAACAATTCGAAATACTGCTGATGCTGCAATTGCTCGATATGCTGATTATGTTAGACAACCGTTTGATAGGGTATTTTGGACTCGTTTGGGCACACGTGTGAACAATTCGATTGGGAATAATAGATATCGAACTGCTGCTATAATATTATCATCCGCAGTTTCTATCGGTTTGTTAGCTAAATATCTATATTCTCAATTTAAAGGCGAAGTTCAATCTGTTCCTAAACAGTCTTCTTTACCTGTAGAGAACAAAGAGGGACGTCCTAAGCCAAAGGATAATGAGAGATACAATCCTTGGTATAAGGAGGAGTTAACTCTTTCCACTTATGATGTCACCCCTGAGATTCTTTCTTGGAAGCGTTTTTCTACTGCTCAATTTATTGAAAAGGTTTCTGATAATGTAATATATATTATTGCTGAAACTTACAATAAGAAGATTCGTGGAAGAATGTTATGTCTGAAGGGTCAATTGTTTATGACTAACAACCATATCATTCCTACTGTAGGAAAGGTTAAGCTAACACTAACTGAACACCATCAAAACGATGGTATTTGTTACAATCGCACAATCTTTCTTAATCAGAACGAAATCACTCGTGACCCAAGTAATGATTTATGTTTCTTCAATCTGCGAAACACTGTTCCTAGAAAGGATATTACTAAATTATTTGCTAAAGATAGTTTTAATGTTTCTTTACATGGAACTTATGTCTCTCGTGACGAACATGGAAACCTCTCCGAGCTTCCTGTTCTTGCCATGAAACGTAATTTAAATGTACCAGTTGATGATTTACAAGCTCGTCCAAATTTATGGATGGGTAATACTAAAGATCAAAGTAATACTCAAACTAGTTTTTGTGGATCACTTTTGATTGGTGAATCTCATTATGGAAACATCCTTCTTGGATTACATGTTTTAGGTGGAAAAGATGCTCGTTGCTGTTCAATATCTATCACTCAAGAATATTTAGCTAAATATCTTGAATTGGATAAATATCAAGTTCAGAGTGGTCCACCATTATTTCACGATGATTATGGTAATGTAGGTCCTTTGTCAAAGAAATCTGTATTTCGGTATATAGATAAAGGAGTTGCAAAAATTTATGGATCTTATGAAGGTCCACGTTCAAATCCTAAATCTAGTGTGCAAAATACGCCAATGTCTGATTACCTTATTAAGCGAGGTTACAACATCAACTATACTGCACCCAATATGAAAGGATATGAGCCCTGGAGAATTGCTGCAATCCCTATGGTAAATACGTCCAATTTGTTTGATGAGACATTATTACGTGAATGTAAAGAAAATTTTCTTCAAGATATTCTAAATGAATTATCACAAGAAGATTTGAGAGAATTGATGGTTCTTGATGAATTCACTTCTGTTAATGGTGCCGCTGGTGTTCCTTATATCGATAAGATCAACAGAAATACTTCTTGTGGTTACCCATATATGGGTTCCAAAAGAAAATTTCTTGAGCCGATACCACCTGTTCATGGTTTGCAAGAACCCATGAAAGTTACACAGGAGATTCGTGAACGGGTTGATATTATGGAAAGGAATTATTTATCTGGAATACGTAATAGATTACTTTACATTGGTCATCTCAAAGATGAACCTGTAACATTTGCTAAAGCTGAGATAGGTAAGACAAGAGTTTTCACAGGTATGCCATTTGATGGTTGTATTCTTGTGAGGAAGTATTTTCTTGCTACTACTAGGTTAATACAAAATAACAGATTCATATTTGAAGCTGCACCAGGCACTGTTGCTCAATCTTCGGAATGGGGTGACATCTACAAATATCTTACAAAATTCGGCAAAAATAATATTATTGCTGGTGATTATAAAGAATTTGATAAAAGGATGTCTGCAAGTGTTATTTTGCTAGCTTTTGAAATCCTTACAACCTTGAATGAGTTGTCAGGAAATTTCTCAAGAGAGCAATTAAATGCGTGCCGTGCCATAAGTATGGACGTTGCTTTCCCCAATATTATCTTCAATGGTGATCTTGTGGAGTTCATAGGGACCAATCCTTCTGGTCATCCCTTGACTGTTATTATCAATAGTTTGGTTAATTCAATCTATATGCGTTATGCTTATGCTAAAGCTAGTCCCTTAGGACATTGCAAGTTTTTTAAGCGTGATGTTTGTTTAATGACGTATGGTGATGATAATACAGCAGGTGTGTCTGATGAAGCCTCGTTCTTTACACACACGGTTGTTCAGAAGATATTGGGCGAAGTGGGTGTTGTTTATACAATGGCTGATAAAACTTCTGAGAGTGTACCTTATATTAATATTGATGAAGTGGAATTTTTGAAGCGTAAATTTGTTTACGATGCAGATGTGGGATATATTCTATGTCCATTGAATCATGATTCCATAGAAAAAATGTTAATGACGTGGACCCGATCAAAAACAATTACCAAAGAAGAACAATGTATAGCCGTTATTGCTTCAGCTGTATATGAGTATTTCTTCTATGGTAGAAGAATTTTTGAAGAAAAAGTTGTTCTCTTGAAAGAGATGGTAAAAGAATTGGATCTATCCTTCTTTGTTCAAGAATCAACTTTTCCTACTTGGGAAGTTCTGTCGAGTCGTTTTGCACTCGCCTCTACCCCACATAATAATGTGGTTGTTTTAGAAACTCAAAGTTATATTATTGAATATAATTTGTTCACTAGAACTTTGAATAAAATTTTAAAATCAATCTCACGTAATTAAGTGGGGCACCGTGTAGCTGACACGTTAAAATTAGCTGGCGATTATTGACTCGTCGTATAACCAAAAGTCAATCGAGTGCAAGAGTTACTGCATATACTTAAACTTAGTGAGTTGAGTGAAAAGGTATATGAGAATGGTTTGCACCGTATCCCACTAGAGCGTTCCTCAAAGTCTGTATTTACAGAATGGGCAAAGTTGGACCCAAATCTCAACTCCTCGAGAGTATAGCATGAGTTAGCTATACTTTTTAAAACATTGACTCAGTAAAATGGAACAACACAATACAAGCGCTCCTGGAGCAGCCACAATGGCTCCAGCCTCGGATGTACAGGAAACTACATCATTTAATGACGCAAACAAGGGAGAATCAGTTAATTTTAATCCAATTACTGATTCTACCTTTTTTAACGATTACAATGTGGGTACAGATCTTCAGGATTTCTTTAAACGTCCTGTTTTGATTGATACCACCACCTGGGTTGAAGGTGATAATATTAATACCATACTTCAACCATGGGATCTTTATTTCAATGATTCACGCATAAAAAAGAAATTAGACAATTTTGCTTTTATTGCGTGTAATCTAAGAATTAAAGTTGTAATCAATGCTTCCCCCTTTTATTATGGATTAGCACGATGCTCTTATCGTCCACTTGTTTCTTTTGAAGCTGGTCGTATTAAAGACGACGGTGTTGGTAGTTCAGATTTTCTTGAATTAATGGCATTATCTCAACGACCTGGTTTCTGGATTTATCCACATGAGAATCAAGGTGGTGATATCTTAGCTCCTTATATTAATTATAAGGATTGGCTAAGAGTTAAGTTCCGTTCTGATTTCCAAGATATGGGGGAATTTCGAATGTTTTCACGTGGCAGTTTACGAAATGCAAACTCTGTCTTAGGACAGGATGTCACAATTCAAGTTTATGCTTGGGCTGAAAATGTTCGAGTATGTGGTAATACCAATGATCTTGCTCTTCAATCTATTAATGAACTATCAGTTCAAGCTGAAGATGAGTATGCTCATGATGGTGTTATCTCAGGACCAGCATCTGCAGTTGCGAAAGCTTCTGGGGCTTTAGAACAAATGCCTGTTATAGGTAAATATGCTACAGCCACTAGAATGATTTCTTCAACAATTTCAGATGTTGCTTCATGGTTTGGTTTCACAAACACTCCTGTGATTGATGATGTCAAACCTATGAAAAATCTACCTTTCCATAGTTTTGCTTCCACAGAAATAGGGCAACCTGTTGATAAGCTCACTCTTGATCCTAAGAATGAGGTTACAATAGATCCTAGATCTGTAGGTTTAACAGCTATGGACGACATGCATTTATCATGTATTGTTGGTAGAGAATCTTTCCTAGCTTTTACAAGCTGGGATTCTGCGGAGGTTGTTGGTGCACCTCTTTTTTCCTCAGTCATTAGACCTAATCTCTTTGATAATTCTGATGCTACAAATCCTATACAAACTATTGTACAGGGTACACCAATGTCGCATGTTAATCACATGTTTAGCTATTGGCGTGGTGATATCATATTTAGATTTCAATTTGTATGTTCGAAATTTCATCGAGGTCGAGTTCAAATTGTTTGGGACCCTACTGCCAATCTTGGTACATTTGGTGATACTTCACCAGTAGCTTTTACCAAGGTTATAGATATTTCTGAGGAGAAATCCTACGAAATGAGAGTTCCATATCAACAGGCTCGATCATGGTTGAGATGTACTAATGATGTCTCATTCAAAGGTTGGACTGACGGTTTTGGTACCGTTTTTCCAACTGATGGATTTGACAACGGTTCTCTGATGATGAAAGTTTTTACTCAACAAACTTCACCATCTGCCTCCTCTCCAGTTTTAATTTATATTTCTGTGAGAGGAGCTGAGAATTTAGAATTCGCAGCCCCAACAGAATTAAAGCAGAACCTCTCTGTTTACCATTTTAGAGATCCTCCTGCGGAAGCAGCCGCATCTTCAATTCGAGGACTGAAGGTGCAAGCTGATGCTGAACAGTGCATTTCTAATTGTACTCCAGAGACTCTTTTCCCTAAATCCTCCTGTGAGGAAAAATTGAATTTGATCTACATGGGTGAGACAATAAAATCTCTTCGACAATTGATTCGAAGAACAACATTGTCTCGCATTCATGCAGGTGATAATTTCGCGGGAAATATTATTTCTGTTAATGAATCGCTTTTTGCTCGAACTCCATTATATAATGGTTTTGATCCTAATGGGATTCATGCAGCTTTATCTCCTCTTGATTCTGGTGTTCCCTACAATTTTGTAGGTAATATACCATTAACTTGGATGAGATCTTGTTTTGTTGGTCATCGTGGTTCCATACGATGGCAAATAAATACAAACAACCCTGAAGCTCTAGGTCGCTTTGAGGCTGATCGTAATCGTCGAAAACTTAAAGTAAGCGATTACAATACTTATATGAATGTTTCTGACACAGCATCATATCATCAGCGTATCAAAAATACAACCTATAACTTCTTGATGAACACTGGTTCATCAGGTTTGAGTTTGTTGAATCAGCATACTCAGACCGGGTTATCTATAGAGGCCCCAATGTATAGTCCATTTCGTCTTCTGCCTAATAATCCTGTCACAGCGACACTGGGTCAATTAGAGCTAGAGACAGATATGGATTCTGTTCGAGTAGCTTATGCTACTAAACCGCAGGTACAAAACAATTCAAATACTGATCAGTATTTTTATGTATCTGCAGGAACTGATTTTGGTCTCTATTTCTTTCTGAATGTCCCCGTTATATTTTCATATAATGAGGGTGTTCCAGAGGGTTTTGCCTAAGTGGCAAGGTTTGCCTGGCGAGGCAATAACAATACGCAAGTAGGGTCGCACGGCTTATATGACGGGCGTCCTGGCTTTAACGTAACGTAAAATTCGACATTTTTAGATGTTTAAAATTCTGAAGTGTGCAGAATTTTATGTACTATATACCAAAACCACTTAACAAAATCTTCCACACAACTGTGTGGGCACGGCTTACGGCACTCTTTACAGAGTGAAAATTCAGTTAGCGATGAAAGCCGAACCAAGCGAGTGGGACTTTTCTGTCCCCCACACTCTTGTTACTAGTGTGAGCGCCAAAGTAACTTAAAACGAACGTGTTCGGTGCGTTCGTCTATCCTAGTTCTTTTCCCCATAAAAGATTACTGATTTAGTAGATAGTTTTTCGAGAGATGCACCCGTATCTAACAAAGCGTTAGATGGGGGGATAAGTTAAAGATGTCATGCCTGAAATGGTGTGTTCATAGCTTTACTGTGTTGAAGGCAGAGTGCCTTCGGGTTATTAGCACATGTATCTTTCGAGATACTATGTGCTAGGGTCACTTAAGGTTTTTACCTCTTGGAGGTTTCCTTAAGTATGACTTTTCTTTCCTTTTTTATGCGGTGAACTACGATTGGCAAAAATAGCCGTCAACTTTAATATTTATAAGCATACAGGTAGCC